TTACTTGAACCAGAAATAAAGACTCTATCACCCTTTGAAAATCCGTGGCCAGGATGTGCTACTTTTACAGTAGTACTTCCTGAAGTCATAGTAAATGGATCAGTTTCTAAAAGCTTTCTAGGCACAGATGCGTTTTTAAATACCGCAGTTGATGAAGCATTAAATTCTGCTCTATAAATTTTAAACATTAAGTCTTGAGATTGTTCTGGTGTCCAAGTAGATCCATTTTGTGAAGTAAATAATGAACCTAAACTAGGCTGTTTAGAAACTCTCTTTGTTTGAGAACCCAATTCAAATTCGTATATCTTAGATGTATATACTGTATATGCAGTAGATTCGGCTAATAGTACAACTGCGTATTCTTGACCAGGAGATAAGTAAACCGGTTCGTCAAACTTAAATTGTGTAGGAGCAGCTCTAACTGCAGCTAATGTTGTAGAATTAGTATTTGCTACTACATTAGTAATTTCTTCTGGATTTAAGAATACTACGGCATTTTCTATTGGACTATGATGTGGAACACCGGCAATAATTGGTCTTATTTGTAATTGTACCGGAACACCAAAGTTATCTTCTTTAGAAGCAAAGTGTACATCAACTTTAGTGATAAAAACTCCATTTGGATTTTCTTGTCCGCTTATAAAGAAACTTTGAGCTAAAGGATCTTTATTTTCTCTCATTATTACTCGTCGTTCTTCAGTTCTAATTTGTTCAAATGTTCTTTGTCTAGTTTGTATAACACCACTTGCATGAAAATTTGCATGCGCAAAAGATATAGCACTCGAATCTATTCCTCCAGTAATATCTAATAATTTAAATTGTTGACTTCCAGTTTTAAATTTTAGTTCTGAATTACTTGGAATAATAAATGATCCGAATATTCTTCCAGCTGAATCTGATATTAAATTTGATGCAGTTTCTGGATGAGTAGTATGTCCAGTATAAATATCTCCATCATCTTCTGCTCTATTCGAAAATCTTTTGAATTGATTAGCAGTTAATGATTTAGTATAATTGCTAATATCAGATCCGCCTTCACCACCAAAATATGGATAATGACGAGTAAGTCTTCTCAATCCTTGAGCTTTAAAATATACTTTAATAGATCTCATATATGGAATAATATCAACATCTAGAACTCGATTATTAATAAGTTCTCTTCTAGTTCTTACATTTCCTCTAACAACTACGGCCTGGAACGACTGACCACTTTGCTGTACAGCATATGGTTTTCCAATCCAATTGTGAATATGATTATTTAAACTATTATTAGTAATAAAAGTTGGCAATTGTACTATTTCTGTTTTCTTTATAACTTTATCTGGTGCATGTTTTACTTCTACCCAGTTATCTGATTTTGGAGAAAGAAGTATATGACCATTTGAAGTTATAACAGAAAATGGATTAATATTCATAGTTCGAGTAGCAATATTTTGATCAATGAATGTTACAGAAGAATCACTCATTCCTAAAAATAACATATCTCCCATATGTTTAGTAGTACTTGCTCCAGATGAATCGTATAACAATCTAGTATTTCTTGGCAAATTTTGTGGAGTTAATAATCCTTCTAAATTATTAATAACAGCTCTTTGTCTACCGCCAGCTATATCAGTAAACTCATAATCTTTAAAATTATCTACTAAAAATCCTGCTTTAGTTCTAGTATTTCCTGAAGAATCGAGTACACTCATCGATGAAGTTTCTACTTCTAAAAGACTAAGAGCAGTCATTTCTTGTATTTGATCAATTCTTCGTTCCATTGCACCGATATCGGCCATAGTAAATCTTCTAGCCGGAATCATTTCGGTTTCTAAATCATTTTCATCTAAAGTATTAGGATTTAAATGAATATTATATATAGGTAAAGCTCCGGCCGGAATGCTTGGATATTTAGGCTCTATTGCTGGAGTACCTTGAATATATCTTATTTCACCGGTTGGTATTCTTTTGCCTCTTACATCTTTAGTTGCTGCTACTAGAATATCTTTTCTTGGTAAATAATAATCTACATTAACAGTTGGACTTGCTCCAGGTTGTGGTAATAAGTGAATAAGTGGATTACTACCTGCGCCATCAGAATCAAAAGATACATTAAATGCATTATTATTAGCAGTACCAAGATGTGATGGATCTGAATGAAGAACGTTTTGCTTAAATCCTACTGGTCTAAAGTCTAATACATCTCTAAGATTAACTGTCGTACCATCAGCAAGTGTATGATTCGGAATAGTTGCATAGTCAACACCTGAATGTAATACTCCTTGACCGCCATTGGCAGGAGTAGTTTGATTCTTATAAGATGTCACATCAAAATAACATCTTCGTCCAGCAAGAGTTGCGGCTAGAGTATCTTCATGCTCAAAATGTTGGAATCTAATAAATATATTATCAGACGGAATAGTAACACCAGCTTTTGGAATTATTCTACCTATACCGTAATAGTTATCTCTTTGACCATTATCTACAATAAAATTAGAACTTATATCTGCTCCATTAGAATCTTTTACTTTTATTGATTTTACAGCAAAAATATCAGGTTTATCTAAACTAATAAATGCATCTCCACCAGCTCCATCAGAATCGGCTTCTACAGGATATTCTTTTGTTATTGCACGTTCAGTTAATGTTTTACTTCTTTGAGATAAGTTTGTACTACCTGAAATTTTTACTTGCGAATAAACGTGATAAGAATGAGAGCCTTCTAATCCAGCAAGATCAAAGTTAGCACCAACTCCAGATACGACTGCTGGAACTATAGCAGAGTCTGTACCTGTTACTACCCAATTTGTTCCGCCGTAATATTCATTAATTCCTGTAGTAATATCACCACCACCTACGTTAGATAATGTAGAAGCTCCTCCGCCAGTTGGGCCTACTGTTACTTTTTTCTGAGCGATCATTTGAACGCCTTCTATACCATCAAATGCTGGTCTAGATCTAGGTAATGGAAATAATAATGAATTATTAGCAGTACCTTTTAATACTGCTTGACCACCTTCTAATACTACATTAACATAATCAGTTGCAGAAGTTCCAAAACTTACTACTTCGTTAAAAGAATTAGCAGATTTCATTCTTATATCATATAAGTAAAATCTAAAATATCCAGTTGCATCTCTATAAATTGCTCGACAACGGCCAGTACCTATAGTTGATCCACCATGATTTACTGCACTTCTTAAATTAAATCTTTTATTAGTCGTAATATCAGGAAGACTTTGGTTAACTTTAGCTAAAAGAGAACCGTCTCCTGTTATATCGTTTCCGTATCCTAAAACATAGTTACCATAATTAACTGCTACTGATTCACTATTAATAGTTGTAGTAGTTTTTGGTTTTGGTACATTTATTGATATTTCATCTGTTTCTAATCTATAACCATCAACATAGGCTATACCTTCAGAAACTTTAAGAGTTAAATTAGCAGAGTCTACATTTGTAAATCCAATATTATATGGTTTAACGATATAATCTCCGGATTCTTCTTTTGTTCTTGTAGCTAAAACATTATTAATAGCATTATAAGATTCATCTACTGTTACTTCATCAGCAAGTTTTCCATCAACAACTCTAGCAAGATATACAAATGGATCTGTACCGGCTAAAGTTCTTGTAGTTAATATTAATCTTATTTGATATCTGTCAGCTCCTGCAGCTGCAGTATTTGGATTATCTACTCCATTTGATATATCATAAAGCGCAGTATTATCAGTAACATCTAAAACTTGTTCATGAACTCTAAATCCAATATCTTCGGTCGGAGAATTAGTATATTTTGAAAGAAATAATGATTGATTAGGAGTAAATACAAAATGCCCTTGTACAAAAAAGCTTCCTTCACTAATGCTAACTCTACTACCTTTACCAGAAGCATTAGTTGAAGCAACTGTCATATCATATGAAGAACCTAATACAGTATTTTCTAATACATGACCGGATCCGACTCGAATTGGAGTTGAACCAGAAGTTCCTGCAGATGTTGAAACGTATTCAACTATGAGAGTATCTGGATCAGAACCAACAGCCGTAATTATTTCTAGAATTTTTATTTTTACTGCAGGGTTTGGTGATTTAACCGTAAATTCTTTATTTAAAATATCATCAGTATCAGCTGGTAATTGACTAGTAGCTAGTTTAATAAATTCAACACTATTGTTAATAGTAATATTACCACCATTAACAGCACCACCTTCTCTAAAGATATTTGAACCAAATCTTTCAATTTCTTTATTAATAATAGTTTGCATTTGGGTAAGTTCTCTTGCTTGAAGAGCTTTACCGCCATTAAATAATATTCTATGATAGTTATCGCTATCTTTAAAATCGTCTTGGTATGTACCAGAGAATGTTGTATCTGTAAGAGTTGTTGCCATATTTTATACCGTTACTATTACTTTAATATCTTCTGTTTGAGTTGCACCTCTAACAACTCGAGCTCTATTATCTATGTATAGTAAATCTCCGCTATATGGATCCAATGTTACTAATGAATCTGAATCTACTATTCCGCTACCTGCACTTGCTCCTGTTACAGTTTCAGAACCTTTAAAAATTCCGGGACCTTTATTAGATATTATAAATTGATTGTTAGTATGATAATATATAACACCTTTTCCACCGCCATTACTATCTACTTGATCGATCCAAGCTACTGTACCAGAATCACCTGTTAATTTTTGGTCTGCTGAAATAGATCCAATAGCTCCTTGAAGAGTTAATTTTCTATTTGCTCGAGCTTCTGCAAGTTGAGAAATAGGTCCAGCAGAACCACTATCTGATAAAGTTAAATTCTTAAATAGTGTTATTTGTCTAAAATCGTTACTAACATTAAAAGCACCATTCTGTGTACCTGCTGGTTTTACTACAGACATAATAGAAGTCGATTTTAAATCTTCTATCATATTATGTCCAAATCCATCGCGCGGTGCAATAATTGGTCTTATTCTTCCATTACCAGAATCTAATTCCATTCTTGCTACATTATATCCAGATCCAAATCCAGAATCACCTAATTGAAGTGAAGTATTCGCTGACATAGTAACTGAAGTAATTGCTCCTCCAGATATTGTACATGTTGCTACTGCACCAGATCCATCTCCTTTAACTGTAATATTTGGAGCTGAAGTATATCCAGTGCCAGCATTTACTATTTCTGCACCAATAATTTGTCCGCCTCTATTAGCAGCCGCGGCTTTAATTGTTAATTGATCTGTTTCTGCAGCAGTAGTTGCCCCTGCAGAATCTACATCTTGAACTGGTATATATCCTGAAGATAAAAATGTTGCAGCTCTTGAAGCAGTAAGTTCATACATAAACTTCCACACATATCCGTCTGAAGTTTTAAATACATTTCTTTTATCTGGACTAGCTCCAGGTACTCCATGAGCCGTCCAATCGGGTTTTACGGTTGAAGCATTTGCAGATCCACTTGAAGAAATACTAGCTTGAACACACATATAAACTTGATTATCTTCTGTCATGACATAGTAAGAATTAGTTGGATATCCAACCTGATGATCTGACCATGCGCTATAAATTGAACCACTTGTCCAGTTATATCTAGGAATTACATATGAAACTTGACCAGTCGGTATTTTCATTATTGATTCTACATTATTTCTAGCTTCTCTTTCATCTTTCATATGTCTTAAAGGATTAATAGTAGTATCATCAGCACTATCATATTGATCTGATTTTCCTATACCAATATAAAATTCAGCACTATCTCCACCTAAAGTTGAATGAGCACCACCAATTATCATTTCATCAAATAATAACTTACTAAAATTATATCTAAGTTTATCTGTTATAATTGCTGTCATTTTTAATCCCTTACGCTATTGTCATCGCAGATTGGTTACCAACTAGAAACCAATTTGAGCCGTCCCATACACATGTACATCCCTCATTTTGAGCTAGTGCGAATGATGTTCCTCCAGCAAAATTATCTGGAGTTACTGTAGCAGTACCTGCTCCTTTATTAGTAAATATTCTATATTCTCCAACTGTTGTTCCATCATTTAAACCAACGGCTAAAGCAGAACCTTTATTACATATTATATATGTTGCTGCATCAGACGCATCTCCATCACCAGATATTGTAGCTGATGTAAATGCAGCTTTTGAAACTTGTACAGAACCAGTACCTTTTGATGTTAAGAATATATTTAAATTAGATCCACCACCAGTTGCTGATAATGTCGGTCCAGTTGTAGAAGCACCATTTGCGAGTGTAAATTCATTAACTGCAGAACCAGTAGCAGTAACTTTAATTAATTCATTACCATTAGTATCAGTAATCGCAGTTCCAATTTTAGGTGAGGTTAGTGTTTTATTAGTTAACGTTTGAGTATCAGTATCTACTACTACAATTCCACTAGCATTTGGAAAGTTAATTGCCCTATCTCCGGTAGGATCAATAACAGAAACTCTCGTTTCATGTGCATCAGCCGAAAATCCTTCAAATACTACTGCACTATCTTGGAATTTAACTCGTGATGCTAATGTAGAACTATCACCTTCAGCACCTAAAAAATTATATAATTCAACGAAGTTAGCATTAATCTTTGTACCTGCAGAACGAAGTGTATCTCCGGTACCGTCATTTGCTGAACTGCCTGTAGAAATTGTTTGTCTAGTCATATATTTAATCCAATTTGTTTATCTTATTTATATACTTAATGAGCAGAGTCACTCGTATATCTTGTAAATATTTCGTTATCCATTGTCTCAAGAGTAAGCGAGAAATCTGGTCTTGAAGAAGGTGAACTATCATCAAACGTAAATGAATTCGATTGTATTAGCTCTTCAACATCATCATAAAAATTAGTAAGTTGTTGTGCAGTAAGAGATGAGTAAACATTTATTAATTGATCAGTTCTTATTCTGATACTAGTACCATCACTTGAATCTAATATTCCGCTAAGATCAGAAAATGGTGCAGTTATCGATAATGAAGCTTCATTAAGATATGTTGGAAGAGCACTATCAATTGCAAGTGGATCTGTACCTACACCAGCTAAAGATATAATACCTTCGTTAACAGCTAAAACTTGACCAGCAAAATGAAACCCTGCAGGATGTACAAATCTTTTATATAGATTTTCATAATCAACTGTAGAAATACCGCACTTAATTAATATAGAAAATGTCTGATATATTCCATTATTCTGAATAAATTTCTGAGATTCATAACCAACTTGTGATTCGCCTACAATAAATAGTTGATCTTTAGGATATGTTATTTCTGCTTCTTCGTTAAAAAATCCTCTAAAAAAACCTTCTGCTGAATTTCGTGAACCTTTTGTTCTATAAAATTCTCCGAGTAATTTGGCCATAAGTCTTGGTTTTTGAAAGAAAGAAGATGATTGTAAACCATTTCCTATTTCTTTAATTAATTCATCTAAGTTTGAAACTGAAGTTTGATCACCATCTCTAGCATAGACTAAATCTTGAATCTTATATCCAAATCCTTGAGCTTGATCACTATCTAAGTATTTGTAATATTCTTCTAATAAACTTATAAGTTTACTATTATCTTCTTGAAAATATTCAGGAAGAATTTCACTAACTTTTGAAGTTCTTAAAGTAGGATTTCTTCGATTTAAATCTTTTAAAGTGTGTGACATAATTAACTAATTACTGATGATGTGTTTTGATAATCAATTGTTGCTATTGCTCTAGATAAATCAGTATCTAACTTTAATATATAATTTCTTAAAGGCTTAACTGTACTTTGATCTAATGGTGTAGTAGAAATTTTTATAAAATCCCCGTCTATAGCAGAAGGTTCAAAATCAATTAAATTTACTGTACCAGATGCAGCATTATAATTACCAATTCCATCTTTTATACTAGCACCTGATGCATTTATAACTTCAAGAGTATTTGATCCTAAAACATTTCTTAATGTACATCCAGAAATTCCGTCAAGCGTAAATTTAGTAGAAGTTAAAATATATTCTGAAGGATCTGGATCGGCTAATTTAACCGGAAAATTAACTGCATAAGTCTTTTTTTGATTTAACGTAGGAGTTAATCGTTGTTGTAATTTAATAGTCATTGCAGAGTTTAGTATTGATACCGATAATGCATCTATTTCAGTTACTAATGAAGATCTTCTAAATATTTTACCAAACGCGTTTAAATTAGTATTAAAATAAGTATCTATTTTATTTTGAATTGTGGTTTCAGTTGTTTCTGCAGTATCTCCACTCAAATCTGGATCAAATTGAAATGTAGTAGTTGTCTCAACAAACGTATCTGTTGGATCAGTATATTCTGTATCAATAGACATAATTGCCATATTTTCACTTAATAAGGATTTTATATCTGCTTTTGTATTTGTTTTAGTTTCATCAGTAATACTATCTTTAAACTTTAAACTTACAAATACTACTCCGTATTTAGCCGGAACATTATCGTTTCCACCCCAAGCAATAACATCATCTAATACCGAACTATAGTTTGCAGTAATAATAGTTTTGTAATCTTCTGCAGTTACCATTCTCTGTTGAGAAGAAAATGCGGTAGGTGCATTTAATTTAATAGATGATATAGTTTCTTTATCGGCTCCACCTGCAGAATTTGAAACTTTTGTTACGGTTGGAGTATATGTACTACTTCCTACTGTTACTTTATTTTGTGCTGTAAAAAATGATGCACCATTTCCAGCAGTAGATTTTGTTTGTAAATATGTAATAACTATTTTATTTCCTGCAGTAGGATTTTTACCGAGAACATTTCCTTCTCCAAATGTTAATTCATAATATCCATTAGGAACTTCTCTAATAATATAAACTTTACTATCACTAGTAATTCTTACAGATTTTTTAATATCAGTATAAGCTACAAAAGTTGAAGATGTATTAGTATCATAAACTTTTACAGATATAGTAGAAGTATCAACATTACTATCAGGAATGACATATATTTGTTCATCAGTAGTATTACCAACTAAAAATGTTTTAGTTTTTAATACACCTTCTTTAATTGGTAAACTTGTACTTCCTGCAGAAGTTTTATAACTAAAATTCCCGGATCCATCATTCGTAGCAGTATATACTTCGGTAGTCATAAATGTATACGATATACTATCAATTATACCAGTAAAAGTAGAATATGCAGGAAGTGTTGCACTTTGTGTAGTAGTATCAGATGTTTCTGCAGTTACAGTTATATTTGCAGTTGCTGTTGTTTTAGATCTCGGATAATATCCTAAATTTTCTGCATGAGATACGACCGAAGATCTTAATTGTGCAGAACCTAAAAACGATTCATTAACTGCCATATTAGCGGTTAATCCATTAATATGAGAATTATATGCTAATACATCGAGTATATTAGATAAACCTGAGGCTTCAAAATCATAATCAGTAAATTCTGATGAAGATTGTAAATATGATTTTAAGTTAGATTTGATTGTATCAAAATCCAAATCTGTTGATTTTATAACTGCCATTATTTGCTCCTATTCCTACTTAAATCGTGATAGTCACGAGCTGCAGCTTTATGAGTCATAGAATGTCTAGCTGCAGTAGATGGAACAGCATCCTGACTTTTAAATAATTTCCCTGTTACAGAATGTGCAGTACTTGATTGTTTATATGCATCTTTATGATTTTTATTGAGCATTATAGATGCTTTTTTATGTTGAGTAGCTGCATGATCGTGTTTATCAGCCAATTTATTTTGCCAATGTTTATATTCGTGATCACCTTCTTCCTCACCTTCTTTTCTAATTCCTTTAGCGGTTTTTTTATGCATTTCTGCATGATTATCATGTTCTTTACTTAGACGTGAAGCTGAATAAGGTGCTGTCCGCATTTCTTTAAAAGTTTTAACCATTATCTTAACCTCGTAAGTTCTAAATTAAGTTCAACATCTTCAGCTGTATTTACCACTTGAAATTGAACTAGTATATTTACTTTATTATTATCTGCAGCCATTAATACTCGAACCGAATGTAATAAAGCTCTAGGTTCATGGTTATTAATTGCAGATGCTATTGTTTCTTCTATTTCGTCTTCATCAAAACCTTCACTTAAATCAAATAAAAATCGATTTAAATCTCCTCCAAAATACGGGCTAAATGGTTTTTCAGTATGATTAGTTAATAGTAAATTCTTAACCGATTGCTTTACTGCCGCAGCATCAGTTTTTTTAAAAATATCACCATCATCTCTTTTTGCAAAAGATAAGTCTATATCCTTATACGCAACATTTCTAGATGTTGTTATAGGTACAGTACTTAAATTACCATCTTCTTGTGCAAAAGCTCTAGCCACTATTTCCTCTTACATTAAATCCAGTTCCAGGAATACTGTCTTTAGTGCATTCACATTCACACTGAGTACAAACATCATTTACACATTCTTGACATTCACTATCACAATGGCACTTATGTCCACATTTTTCGCAATTACTATTACATCTGTAAGCCATTTGATTCTCCTTTCTATATTTATATACATTTTATGCAACTCTTACATTATCATTTACAGTTAAATTTTCATGTACTAATGCTTTACCAAAATTTCTTCTTCTACGAAAATATATATTTTCTAAAAAGGTTTCCATAATCATCTCCTTATCTTCAGGAAAATCAAAGGTTAATTTTTTATTAGATACATTTGTCGTTATAGGATATTGATCGATCTTATCGTATTGTATAAGATATAACCTTTGATACTTCATTAATTGACTAGGATCATCGATAATTGTATGTAAGAATCCTTCTACTAAATCATGTAGATATTCAATTTTATTTTCTGCATGCGCATTTAATATTGTTCTATGAATTAAATTCCATCCATGTATTTCAACTCCTGCAATTTTAGGATGATTGATAATACCTTTTGTCATCCATTTTTTATAATAGTCACGAGTGCTATTTCTTTGTTCTAAAAACCATTCATCGTTTAGTAGATATTCATAAAGCTTATCATAAAATTCGCTGTAATCAATACCAATATTTCGTGAGATATAATTAGTTAAACCATTAATGTGAAATGTGTTTATAAACCAAGTAAAAACTTGAGCTTCTAACATGTCATCAAAAGGCATTGTATTTGTTTCTGTAACTATCTTCACACCTTCTTTAATTGGATCTTCATCATAACTACCATGCATATAATCGTATGCAACCGTATACTTCATATCAAATTGCTTAACTTGATTTACATTCATTTCAGCATTTTCTAAAAGTTGTGCTTGAAAAATATTTAATCCAGTGTGCGCACCAGCTTTAAATAATTTCCAAAAATTATTCTTCCAACTATCTAAAGTTTCACCTGGCAATCCAAGTATAACTTCTGTATATGTTGGAATGTTTCTCTCTTCACAAACTTCGAAGATTTCTTCAATTTTATGCTGATCTAAATTTCTTCTTTTAATATTTTCTAATACACTCAGATCCATACTTTGTACGCTGACTGTCAATCCTTGATTGAACTTAGATGATGCAGTTAATTTCCTTACTATGTCAATTACTCCATCTTTTTGATTTTTAGCCCAAGTAACACTAAAAGTATAAGGATAATCGTATTTTTCTTGTACCTGTAAAAGTTTATCTGCTATAAGATTATCACGCTCAAGAAATATTCCAAAATTAGCATCTGTAACAGTTACAAATCCGCATTTGTTTTTACCTATCCATTCCAGTTCAGCATATACTCTATCAAGATTTAATTTTTTTACTTTACTATAAGTAAGACTTCCCCAATCACAAAACGTGCACGCAAATGGACAACCTCTATTTGTTTCTAATGTTGCATTCCATTCTATATCAGGATAATCATTAATGAGAGAATCAA